CTTTGTTTCCATTGTAATTTGTTTTGTTGTATTTTCCACCCATCAATAATATCACCAACAAGATATAATGTATCACAACTATTTTCTTTTAGAAAATTATTTAGTCTATCAGCCTTACATTCTTTAGATCCCAAATGAACATCAGATATGAAGATTGATTTGTAATGCATTTTATTACTCCTTTTTATCCCTCGCAAGCTATACAGTCATTACCTTGAACTAAAGCAGACATATCAAGTTCTTTGATTACTTGACGTTCAATTCTTTTAGAAACTTTATCTGCTTTTGCAAGTTTCTCAGAGCGACAATAGTAAAGAGTCTTAACACCCTTTTTCCATGCCATAAAGTGAATAGCATGAATATACTTGATATGTGAGTCTGGTCTAAAGAAAACATTCAAAGATTGTGCTTGATCAATATACTGTTGACGATCAGCAGCATGTTCAATTACCCATCGTTGATCGATTTCCATTGAAGTTTTAAAGACTGCCTTATCATTCTCATCTAACCATTCTAGATGTTGACAAGAACCATCATTAGCTATAATGCTTGACCAAATATCATTATATTCATCAGCACTATTTGAAGCATTTTCATCTCCATATTGCAAATGTTTTTGGATAACCTTGTCTAGATATTTGTTTTTGTTTAAAAACGACCCTGAAAGAGTATCTTGCCGATAAGCATTAGCCCGATAAGGCTCAATACTAGGGCTAGTGTTCCCCATAATGATGGAAGAACTAGCATTAGGAGCAATGGCCATAAGATGACTAAATCGTAAACCAGTACCAAAGGCATCAGGAGCTTCACCTCTTTCTTTACCCAATTTAAGATTTGCATCATCTAATTTTTTCCTTATATCTTTAAAAATACTATTGTTCCAAATTTTCGCCATTACGCCTTCGAACGCAATACCTTTTTGCTGTAAGTACGCATGAAATCCCAAAGCTCCAATACCAATAGACCGCTCATTAGAGGCGGAATAAATAGCGCGTTGAATGGTTGAAGGCGCATTACTAATAAAATATTCCAAAACGTTGTCCAACATTTCGGCAACGTCTTGTAGAAAAAGTGGCTCGTTCTTCCATTCATCATAGTACTCCAGATTAACGGAAGATAGACAACATACGGCTGTTCTTTCTTCATTAGTTGGTAGAATAATCTCAGAACAAAGATTTGATTGCATAATCTGCAAACCTTGATCTTTTAGAAATTGTGGCATAGCACGATTACTAGTATCGATGAAATGTAGATATGGTTCACCAGTATGCATTCGAAGTTCAAGAATCATTTGCCAAAGATGTTTTGCGGAAACAGTTTCACGAACCACTTTAGAATAGGGATCAACTAATTCCCACGAATCATCAGCATTAGGATCAATCATGCATTTTTCAATGATTTGCATGAATTTGTCTGTGATGTTTATTCCATGATGAAGATTTAAGCAACGGAGATTAGGATCACCCGTTGGTTTTCTCATCTCTAAGAAGGAGATAATATCAGGGTGGCTAATATCAAGATATGCAGCATAACTACCGCGCCGAGTCCTACCTTGTCTATAGGCGAGAGATGATGCGTCATACATTTTAAGGTGCGGCATAACTCCCGTAGACTTATCATCAGCCGAGCGAATGCCAAAACCGATACCCACACCACCACCAAGCATAGAAAGCCAATTGGTTTCAGAAAGGTTGTCAACTAGTCCCTCCGCAGTATCTTCAATGAAGTTAAGAAAGCATGAGATAGGAAGGCCACGCTTAGAGCGACCAAAACTAAGAATGGGAGTAGAATAACTAAGCCAATGCTTGCTAGAGTAATCATACAAACGCTGAGCATGATCTTTATTTGATCCAAAAGCATTACTAACATATGCAAATCTCTCCTGCGGCGATGCCTCATTTTCTTTCATATACGACTCTTTAAGTCGTTTAATTCCTAATTCATCAAATAGATTGTCACGAGAATAATCAACTTTAATTCCATGTACTGTGTCTTCCATTTTAATTCCTGTCTTCTAGTATTTTTTTAATATCTGGCGGTGACCATCCTTCTGGCTTCAACACTTTACCATCTGCGCGTTTTAAAACTTTACCTGTTGATGATATCTTACTTAGATTACTCCGTGCAACTTCATTCCATATGTCTTGTTGTGGTAATTCTAATGTATGTTCTAGTCCCTCAATCACCCATTTCAAATCAGCGCACGCATCTGCAATTTCAACTATGTCATTATTTCTATATGCTTCCATTAACTCTTCATATTCTTCTTGTATTAGTTTCATATAGAGTGCTGCCTGCGCAGTAAAACCTACTTCGGTTTGATCACATGCATCCATAAAAACTTTAACATCATCGTGACTATTCATTCGTAAACTCCGTAATTAGAGGGAATACTGGTTCAATTGCTTTAGCACAAGCGAGTGCCACATCACGATGTTCTTTTTGTGTTCCATTAGAAGAACGTAGTTGTATATAGTGAACCCATGAACGTAGAGTTCCATTCATATACATACGCGATAAAGTAAGTCCTTCTGGAAGAACAGCTCGAGCTTGTTCTTTTGCAATACCATTTGCAATTGCCCAATCATATTCTTTTTGAATTGTGAATAGAACTCGTTGTTGAGCACGATACCAATCATTTGCAAGTAAATGATCTTCAGTTTCAATACTGTTCTGTCGATTCTTTGTATCTTGTAATCGCGTTTCTTTTAATTCCCAACCTAGATCTGCAACAGCATATCGTTGTGAAAACTCTTGGAATGAGAATGACCTATGACGAAGAATCTGCCGTGCAATATCTCTAGTCACTTCAATCTCTAAACACAATGATACCATTTCAAGTGGAGACCAATGTTGATGTTTAATCAGATATCGAACTAGTTTCTCTGCGGTTTCTTCATTGTTCTGATTACCTGGATTAGAAACTCGTGCAGCGTATGCAACTTGATTAAGGAGACTTCTATCCTCAAGATCCCGCGAATAAGAGACTAGACTAACTTTCATTCAAAACTCCTTATATCTTTTTCCATTGTGTATACTCAAACTTTGCTCTGAGATTAACAAACGTGTTGTTATCTATAATGTCTTTTATCTCATCTGATGAGAATCCATTCAGAATCATATCGTTGATATCTTTCTCTTGCATCATCTCTGGCCAGATACAGATTTGAAAATGTTTCTCGATTGCTTCATCCATAAGTCTACATATATCTTTGTTTCTTGGTTCATTGTCAAACACCAACACCAATTTATCTTTAGCAATATAGTTGACTGCATTTGTTAGATTTGCATCAGCAGTAGCAACTGCATTGGGTAGAAACAAAGAGTCTAGAGGACCTTCAGTCACATAGACTTTATTTTCTTTATCTACTGTGTCTAGACCAAATATCTTAATACTATCTTGATTTATTTTGATAGTTATATATCGAATCTTTGAATCACGAAGTGCTCTGCCTTGAATTGCGAGGAGTGATCCATCAATATCGAAGAATGGTATGATCAATCTAGGATCATCTTCTTTGAGATTCTTTTCATTGTCTGGTAGAATTTCATCTACGAATCGTTTGAAACTCTCTGCAAAGTAGAGCTTGTCTAAGCATTCTACACTAAACTTTCGATTTAAGCAATACTTTTTTGCATAATGTTCATCATCTAATTCTGATATCTTTGGTAGATTAATCTTTGTTTTGAATATTGGTTTTTCAAATTTAAAGTCTGGGACTTTTACATCGATATGAACTTTAACATTTGAATATGTTTCAAGCGCATACTCTTTCACCATTTCAGGATCCAGGTGACTGATAAAGTTATACATGGAATGGCCGATACCACAATTCTGACACTTATAGAAGTAGTCATCTTTTTTGCGGTAGATATAGCCTCTGGCCTTGAATTGATTCTTTTGAGAATCGCCACAGAACGGGCACCTAAAGTTGTACAAGTCCTCACGCCGTTGAGTGAACTTGCCTAATTTGGGCGACAGAAGCTTTAAGAATTTGCGGTCAATGTAGACGCTCATAGCGAAAGGAGATAAATTTAGTTGCCGAACAACTTCATTATATCAACTTTTACCATAGAAAGCAAGAAGCCTGCGAGAAAAATACCACCAGCAACCATCCATTTCCATTCAAGTATTTTACCTAATTCAGCATCTTCTTTTTTATTATGATTGGATATCTCAGTTCTGAGATTCTCGATACGTTCCATGATGCGACGTTCAGTCAATTCAACTTTATCTGATAACTCACGGCTAATAGTAGTGATTCTAGAATGCAATTCTTTTATGTCTGTATTAGTTTCTTTTTTCTTATTGTCAATATCTTCATAAATCTGATTCACGAGTTTATCCTGATTTTCCATTAGTTTATCTATTACTTTGTCCATTTTAGCGCAAAGTTCCGTTAGTTGTGTTACTTGTACCTTTAATACACCCACATCAACTTTCATTTGCGTATAGTCTTGATCTGTGGCAGCCATTTTAGTGTTTGTCCTCTAGTTTTTCTCTAGTTCTACCATATGCTGCAATACCAAGAACTGCACCCATGGCGATATGAAATAAACCAGCACCTTGTAATGTCACGGGTTGCCATTGAGTAGAAATCTGACCACCATCTAATGCTTGTGCAATGCTCCATAGAATAGGAGCAACCATAAAATCAAACGTACATACTGCCATATACATCCAACCCATTGCTGGACGCCATTTCTTATTGATCCAATCTTCGTTTGTGTTTGCAACTAAAACTTCTGCATTCTGTGCTGCATTATTACCAGCAGCAGTTAGAATTGGAGCAGGAACAGCAGTTTGTTGAAATCCACCACCACCAGTAGAACCAAGAGGTCTAAAGACACCAATTCTTGTTGTAGGTGCTTGATTGACTATCTGTACGCCATTTTCTTCTTCGTAGACAAAAGCACCCAATTTTGTTCTCCTAAGATATATTATTTATTTGTTTAAATCTTCGAAGATTTTCTTCTGCGCTTTGTACCACTCTTGGAATGATATTAGTTTTTCTCTTGTTTCGTTGCAGATTCCGTAGTTTTCGACGACGGTGCTGAGGACGTCACTTGCTTTAACGGTGGAGGTGGCTCCATCAGCGACGGAGGGACTTCTGGCCACTTCATTTTGACTGGCACTGTTGACGAGCATGATTGTAGACTCAGGCAGACTACACTTAGCATCAAGCTGTTTGCCAGCAACTTCTTTAATGATTTCTTTGTTGACATAAACATTTTGTTTCACCACCTTTACTTTTTCGACAACTTTAGTCTCAACCACAGTATTTATTGCTTTACTCTTTTCGTCAGCGACTGCAACTTTCTGTTCAAGTTCATGTACTTTAGCCAACCACTGATTATCGTTGACTCTTTTGCCAGCGTAGAACGTACAGATTAGTACTAATAATAATGCGACTATTTTAATTATAATTGAATAGAATGTTGGCATTTTAATCTCTTCCTAAAATATTAATTGCACGTTCAAATCTCAGATTTCTATCCTCTAGACCTATTGTACCACCATTGATTCTTTTTGTCAATGTCATTATGTCTTTAGAATCAGCGAATTTATTCAGTCCACGAGTATGCCAAAACCAACATGCAGATTCTAATGCACCATGAGGATGACTTGTGTGATCTACTGCATCTTCTAATGTTTGACCTGTGTCTCGTGCGTATGCAGCGTAGTTTGTTTTACCCGTGAGTTGAATTAGACCTCTACCATGATATAACCATCCATCACCAGACTTCTCGTCTCCATTACCCATTCTATTTGCATACACTCTGTTTGCAATCTTCTCTGGTTGTTTTGCATACTGTGATGCAATAGTTTCATCTGCAAAATACTTCTTGAATGTCTTAACAAGACCAGATGAAGAATAGTTTAGATTTTCTTCTAGTGTCATGAAGTTATTGGATTCATGACCACATTGTGCAATAAAAGATGCAACTCGATTTACTGTTGTTAGTTCGTAGTGTGGAAATATCTCAACACAAGCATCGAACCAAGCATGGACTTCTTTGTTACCTCTAAGTAACTGTCCTAATTTAACTTCAGTAAAATTGAATTGAAAGTCCATGATTACATCTTTGGTGGACTTCTATGAGCCATTGGCTGAATTACGACTTTATTCTTTTTCTTCATATTGACACCGGGTTCACCACCTTTGCCACCAGTGCCAGCAATTGCACCAGTAGAAACAACATTAACTGGACCAGGTGCTGCAATTCCACCCGCATCTTCTCTGAACTGTTTAAAAGACTTCATATGCTTTCTAATATCCTTGTTATATTTTCGTCAATATTTATATTGTTAGAGACAATATCTTTACCCGATATACCTTTTATTTTCTCAGGCATATAATTTAAATATAACAAAAATGTTTTCAGTACATCATAGTCTTTTTCATCAATCCTAAAGAACAATATACGTGTTGCTGCTTCTACACCGAACACATTATAAAGAAGTATGATATGATTTAGTATTAATCGTTCTCTGAGTTCACCAGTCAACTTGTATCTTCGAAACAATCTCTTTAAATACTTAGTTCGTTTGTAATCACTTTCAAACTCGGACATAATGCAATGAGGAGAATCATATGCCTTCATGGCATACAGTATTACATTCTCCTCACGCAAATCATCAAATAACATTCAGATCATTTTACTGTGGTAGGATATGATCATCAGATGTTGTGTCACCTGTCATCTGAGCAAGTGCAACAATTGTTTCATATTGAAAACGATTAGCACGACCACCCATCGTCACCGTGAATGCTGCATTACCAGACGCTGGAGTAGCATTAGGCGTAGTCAGATACAAACCACCAGAGTTTAGCGTGATTGCAATAATCTTTCCGTTAGCGTCAACAGTTACTGCTGCGTTTGCAGAAGTATTACCTGTGCCTCTACCTGCTGGATTAATTGTATTCGAAGTTGTCTGTCCACCAGAGAAAGTAATAAAACTATTTGTACCGTATGCATTCGTATTAGCAGAGATACTGACGATTGGACCCATGAATCCAGTTCTCTGAACCCAGCCAGCATGGGCGACCTTTCTACCTTCGCCAGTTGTGTTTGCCATTTCAGCGGCAGACACTCCATAGACGCCAATCGCTTCAGAAGCCATCGTCCATACGTTTGTGTTACCGAAAATTACGTTAGCATTCGCTCGTGTTGGTGCAAGTCTGATAGCAGTCGCTGCCCAGATTGGGGCTGCATTACCGCCATCGAAATTATTCCAGAGAGTCGTGGACATTTGATATTCTCCTTAGTGAATCTATTTACTATTTATTATTGTTAGGATTGATACTCTTGTAGTTATCTAGTTTGGTTCGAACGATTGGATCAATCTGAATAGTATCTCTATCTTGACCCGTCTTCGTCTTGCCACCTTTCATGATAATCTTAGCAGTCATCTGTTTCTTACCAGAGTCGTTATCTTTCTCTGTCTTTTCCCAATCATAAGTTGTTTCATTCACTTTGGTTAATTTCTTGATCGCTTTGAATGCTCTAGATTTACCCTCGACTTCCATACCGACAGTCTGAGTTGCTGCATGAGGATCTTGATACTTGTCTTCTCTTATTTTCTTTTTAATTTCACCAGTCTTTGGATTCTCATGATCACCTACCTGCACACCAGATTTGTAAACTGGTTGACCTGATTGTGGACTGATATAATAATCACCTTTCTTTGGATGATATCCAATCGATTTCACTTTATATTGTCTACCACCATTTGCTTCAGATACAGTTTCTTCTGGAACACAATTAGGTACTTCTTTGCCATTCTTATTTTTCTTGCCATACATTCTATAACCAGTCCAACAAGGATCATCTTTCTTACTCATGATCTTTTTTTCTACCACTGGTTCTTCTTTTACACAAGAACCAGGAGCAAATTTCTTAGTACCCGGTTTACGTTTATAACCAGTCCAACAAACACTATCTTCTCGTGCAACACCAATTGTATCTGCATCCATATTGTCTGGTGTCTTTTTCATCTCATCAATCTGAAACTCTTCTTTTAGACCAGCAATAAAGTTGTAATCGTCCATCGTAAGCATACCTTTTGTACGAATATCGATAAGACGTTCGACAACTCGATGTAGATCCATATCAGTTTTAATATCTTCTCTTGCTAACTCTAGAACACGAATGAGTAATGGAATATCAAGAATGATAGTATCTTTCTTATCTGCTTCTTCTTTGAAGTGTTTAGGTTTGATACCTTTCTTTTTCATGTTAACGGCAATCGCTGCCTGTTGTGCAGGAGATGACGCTTCGTTCCAGTCATCACCACGTTCACCCATTCCAGATGCTTCCTTTACAGGTCTATGTTTTCTCTTAAACACTCTAAACTCACTTGATCGTGAGTAAGATGCTTTTTGATTGCCATGCATCGTAAGTGGATCAAGACCTTTTGCACGAATGAATGTCATCAGAAGACCAGTACCTGCTTCGTTGATTTCTTCTTCAGTTTTCATACCTTTCTTCAACGCATCAAGTTGTCTCATTCTTTCCTGATGCGCTTCGTATGGTTTATTCTTTTCACGTTGTTTTTGAAGTGCGGCAGCAATTTTCTGTGCTGCCGTCTTTCTCACATACGCTTCATTCTTCTGTGTAAAATCATGTGAGACTTTATATTGTTCAAAACCTTTCGATCTAGCATAAGCAGATTTTTGTGAAGAAGTCATGAATTCAGGTGCATAACCCAATGAACGGATGTATGCGATAAGTAACTTTTGTTCGGATTGCTCTTCCAATGGAGCATTGCTTTTTCTTGACCATGGCTCCATTGGATCGTCTCCGTTTGCTAGTTTACCCATCATTTCTTTCTTCAACTTTTTCATTAGTCTTTCTTAGCTTGCTTGGTTGCCGTTGCATACATGACTTCTTTTGCACGATCACCATAACGTGCTTTGAAACCTTTCAAAGACTTCTTCATGCCATGAACGATTTTCTCTTTCTCTGCTGTTTCACCAGCAGTTAATTCACGTTCATCCAACTCTTCGACTTCTTCATTCTTCTGACTAGATGTGAAAGATGTGATCGATTTCTTTTTAACTTTAGGTACACCACCAGCTGGACTGATTTTAGTTGCCAATCTATTTTTATCTAAACTTTTTGTTTCCCTATCATCACTTTTAAAGTGGGGATTTTTATCATAAAAGTTTGTGTGTTGTTTGTTTAATGCTTCTTCCAACTCTTCAACTTCTTCATTTTGTTTCTTTAGATCCATTTTCAAATGACCAGCATCTTGTGCTGCCTTAAGAACTGCATGACGATCACCAAAACCACCATTAAACACATCTTTAGTTAGATGTGGCTTGTATAGATTGTGATGTTCTGGTTTGATGTGCTTCAATAAAGCAGCACCCGCTGGATGCAATGTATCTTCCATTCCTTCTTCGATTGCTTCTTCAGGAAGATTTGGCTTAGGATGTCTACCTAACTGTCTTTTAATATCAGATTTCAATTCAGGAACATTTCTCTTTGCTCTATTCTCTTTTCCTTTCTGTGTGCTCAAAAATCTGCCTGCATTTTTTGGATCAGTCGAGACCAATCCACGCAATGTTAAATTGTCTCCTTCACTAACTTCTTCAACTTCTTCATTCTTCTGACCAGCCATCATTGCTTTTCTCTTAGCAACTAGATCAGCAGCATTAACTCGTCTTGCACCTTTATGAATTGTATTGCCTTCTGCATCTTTTGGCAACGATGCAAGATGTAACTTTGCACCCATTGTGCTGTGCCCTGGAACAACTGCACTTGGATCAGTTTTAACATCACCGACTTTATGTTCTGGAGGTGGTTCGACCATGTTGTCATCATCTGGCTGCTTACCATACTTGCCCATCTTGCCAGTAATCTTTCTGCCTTGACCCACATCAGATGCTTTAGGTTTGAAGTTAGCAGTCTTGCCAACACGATACGAAGACTGATAATTTGCTTCTGCTTCGTTTACTTTCTTTTCGCCACGAAGCATCTTGAAGTCTTGTGCATCGAGTTTACCGTTGCGATTCTTGTCTAATTTAACTTGATCACCTTTGAGTGCTTCCATCTTAGCTTTTACATCAGCCTCAAGAATTGATTTAGCAATATCAGCTGCTGCATCAAATTTAAATTTATTATTGAACATCTTAGTCTCCGGGTTTAAATTAGCAGTTCCATTTTCGTAACGAGAGTGCTTTTCTTGTTGGTCTACCTTTATCATCCTTCATAGGACCAGGCATTCCACCCATTCTAGCACAAAAAGACTTTCTTCTTTTGGCAGCCTTACTATCTGGATCTAATTTGGATGGTGGTGTAGTAACTGCCATCGATAGTTTAGAACCTGGATTCTCACGCCGATAGGAAGCAATTCCTTTCCGATTTAATCCACCAGTAGGATTCTTACCTTCTTTTCGTTGCCATGCAGCAACTTCAGCCACGAACTCTTTGAAACTTTTCATTTTTCTTCTTTGTTGGTGTAGTGTCTACTTTATTCAGAGTATCTATAGGATCTTTATTAGATGGTCCATGATAACCACCAGTTACACCCATCTCATCACCCGGTGAATCCATAGACTCTCTTCTAAACTTAGAAAATGACTTCTTAGTGTATTTATTCTCTTTCTGTTCTCTATATGTAACTTGCCCAAGACCAGACATTGGATATACTGTTCCAGATCCACGTGTATCATATTCTGGACTAATACCTGCTGGTTTTAGAACTTTGCCGGCACCATTTGGATTAAGTCTCTGTTTCTTTGAACGAATCTTATCTGCATCTTGTTGAAAGTTTGGATCTTTCGGTTCTGGTTTAACAGAAATGGTTGGAGATGCCTCATAGGTTTTGAACGTATATCCAGAATTGGATTGAACATCACCATCATTAACAGAATCAATCTTACCCGACTTTCTAACCATTTGACATGATGGACAGATGTTTTCAAATATCGACTTTCTTGGATATTTACATGTACATACCTTAACAGATTCAACTAAACGTCTAACATCTTTAGTTTGAACATTCTTTGCTGAAGTACTCCAGAACCAATCAATCATTTCTGTAATCGTTGTAATGTCTTCTTCTTTTTCAGCAATCTGTAAATCATTCGCTTGATTAAGATCAACCGAGTTATCAAATTGTAGATACTTATTAAAATGTTCTGACAATTCCATAGAAGATTTTCTAGTCTGTTTCCATCGTTCAAATCGAACAGATTCTGATATCGACTTAACATGATTTTCATTTCTAATTCTAGAGACTTCATTTGAAGTCTCGACGAAAATCATCATCGTTACATATCCAAGTCTCTCTAGATTATCTTTCATCTCTACGACTAATTCAGTCTCATTAGTTGTGCTATTGATAATCAATGGCATTCTATTTCTAATAATATCACATCTGTAATCTTTAACATTTTCGTTCATTTTAGAAAGAACAGAAGATGCCAAAGATGTATTCATCTCTACAACATTTTCGTTTGCAACCATCTCGCGGATAATTATATCTTTACCGGAACCTGGTCCACCAAAGATAAAGAGTGCTTTATATTTACCGTAATCTACATCTTCATGAATTCCCATACCTCGACGAACATCACGCATCAATTCTTTAGCATGGTGTTCAGGAACATGTGCCGGAATACCTTGTTTGAATGAAGTGAAATCATTATTCTTTGCATGTTCTCTCATTTTAGATGCAGACATTCCTTCTGCACCTTCTGCATCTGGATCTCTTTGACCAGCGGACTTTACATCTATCTTTTTGAAATTAAATAATGCACCTTCATGAGTACCATTGTATTGATTCAATTTATGTTTATATTCATCAACTCTATCAGATCCTGCAACCATGACAAGATGGTCATGACCTGCATGATTTAGTCTTGCGGCATGTTGTAGGAAAGTCGGATGTGATCTATCTGACGTTGTGATATTTGTATTAGGAAAGAATCTCTTCGCATGTCTTAGTTTATTTTCAGCATCTAGTGGATTCTTCTTTGCATCATGCGTGTGTGATATAATAATATGATGTGGTGCATGATAATCATGTGCGATTTCTTTAACTTTATTAACTAATTTCTCATGACCAATAGTTGGAGGATTCATCCGACCAAAAGCCATCACTACAGGACTCTTAGTTGCAGTTTCTTCTGTGATCTTTTGTAGAAAACTTTTCATATTAGTGTGTACGGTTAGCGAAATTACGTTTACTGAACTCTGCTCTATTAATTAACTTATCAGATTCTCCGCCATGATGGAAAACGTATCCTTCTGGATTAGCTTTCTCACCACCATGAGTGTGTTCGAAATCTTGTTTTTGATTCATAACGTCCACTAGTACATTCTTTGCTTTCTGGAGATGTTGATGCATTTTGAATAGATTATTATAGTGTTCTTTATTTCTTTCGATGTGATGGAGGTGTTGGATCAGTTCTGATTTCTTCTGATTTTTATTCTTGTCTGTCTTTAATTTATCGATAGCTTTGTTATAATGATTTTCTATAAAATGTTTAAAGTTTTCGTGATTTGGTTGTTTATCTGTTTTGATCGTATGATTTATAAATGTTTCTAAATGAGATCCAACACCTTGGTGTTCTTTTGTCAACGCATACATGTTTTCACCATGTTTTTGATGAATATTAGATGCGGCAGTTAAATGTTTCTTAAATTCTGATTGTTGTTTTGGACTAAAATGAACTGCGCTTGTGTCCATTCTAGGATCAACAGTAAACACATCTGGATGATGTTTAAATGACTCATGATCTACACCATGTGATGCACTTAGACTACTTGCGTCTTTGCCATGATACATTAAATGGGTGACCACACCCATCTTTGCTTTCTTAACTTTATTTGCCAAATCGCCATGTGCAGTATATGTGATACCTGATGGATTTGGATTAAAAGAGACTGATCCCTTTGGACCAGACTTCTTATCTTCATGGGTGAACATCATGTCGCCCTGATATACACCGTGTTTAGGTGCAATCTTAGGTAAATGGTGAAGTGCTGCTTTTAGTTTGTCAGCAAGACCTGGTGCATGACCATGATTCTTTTCAATGTCTGCTTCATTATAATTTATTTTTGGAGTCTTATTAAATGCAGACTTTGATGCAACGAAAAACTTACCAGTTTCTGGATGATGACCATACACGATTGCAGGTGAACCATCATATTTTGTCGTAAGTTCTGAATTATTATTGCCACTTTTAATGTGTTGTGCTGCGGCATTTAGTGCTGAGATTGCGTGTTCAGCACCCTTCTTTCCAGTCTGTAATGGACGATCTTCTATATGCGTCAAATGTTTAATTTGACGGCTTGCACCTTCTGATGCCTCTTCTTCTTGTTCAATAATGAATCTACGAAATGATAACATTTAATCCTCTAAGATAGTACTCTGTGACTATCTACTATTTAGTATTCAACTAGTCTCAGAGATAAACTTCTCCAAGTAGTCGGTACAGACACCATATACTTGTGTTTTCTTTACATAATTCCAGTATTCATCTCCAGCATATTCTGGCATAACAGCAACAGATTTAGACGTTAAATCTTTACCTGGATATGTCCAAAGTATCTGATTTGATGTTAAAGTGAAATCATCTTTCTGATGCCAAAAATATACGAGATGATTATAATATCTTCTCATATAATATAACGCATCTAAGTTTTTACAATGCAACCAGAGACCTTTCTCTTCGAAAAAAGATTCTGAAGTTTTATATTGAGGTCTATCGTGACCTAGATACCATTCACGATCAATCCACCAAATATCAACTTCACAATGATATTCTTTCGATAGGGCCAATTTAATCTGATCTGGTGTATTTTCCAGTTCTTTATTTGGACCTTGAAAAAGACCTCTGTGTGCAATGTATTTCATTTTAAGTTATCTTTCTGACTACCCAAAATCTACGTTTTCCAACACCAACAGATCTTTCAGATTTATGTGATTCTGCCGATCCTGTTACTTTCCAACTATAGTTATGTATATCAGTATCTAAATCAGTATCATCATATCTCACAAACGAAAATCCATTTTCAGAAAAAACAGATTCAATATATGCAGCCGAAGGTCTAGTCGCCAATAATTTAGGACCCATAGCTTGATCATAACTTATCATATCAACGAATTTTTGTTCGAAAGTTGGATCATTTGAATCTGCGACCTCAGTTTCTAAAATAACTAGATCTGAATGTTTTAGTGTACATTCAAGATCTTGTTTCCAATTATCTAGATGATACATTACTCCAAAATGAATCACTACATCGTATTTTGTTTCTAGTTGCCAATGATTCTCTTGATTTATGTGAACAATTTTACAACCAGAAACATTCCCTCTAATGAAAGGGAAATGTTCTTCGCGACCTTCAGCAAAAGTAACATCTGCCTGTAAGCTTTCTTTAAAGTATTTACCAATATCTCCGTAACCACAACCCAATTCTAAAATTGTCTTATCTTTGAAGAATTCTTTTCCAAATATTTGTTCGATTTTATTGATTCTAACTTGTCTCCAGAGAACATAATGATGTTGATACATGTGTTCGTCTCTCTGTTTAACTTCATAATTTGTCATTTTTTTCTCCTTAATAATATTGAATTTGATTTTGTCTAACAACACATTGCATAATTTTCTGAACAGAAACTTCAAGATTATTATCTTTGATTGCATTCAAAAACATTTGATGGGGTGGACGTTCTGCACTGTTTTCATACTTTGGATTGAAGAATTCTTCCATCATGAAGTCAGCAATATTAACAGCAGCATCTCTATTTGTCATAAAGAAACAGTCATTAGGAAATACATTTCCTGAATCGATAATAATTTTACCATCAACATCATCAAAATTGATACCGTTGTGCATAAGATCGCATCGAGTTCTAATTACACGTCCATATCTTTCGCCAATCTCATATTCATGTTTCTGCATGATATCTACGGCAGATTTCATCTTACGATACTGTGCGTAATAACTATAACATTCTCCAAACATTTTATGCACTTTCTCTAATGCATAGAATATTCGATCATTCGCCTGATCTAGACGTTCGTAATCTACGACTCTGAGGTTTAATCCTTTAAACATATCTCCTATTTCTTTTCGAGATAAAATCTCATCATCATAATAACCGATTCTATTACGAACGGCAGGATGATAACCATATCGTGTATCATACGTTGCGAGAAAGATATCAGGATTGTATTTACCAAAAACTTCGACAAAGTTATCCCTACATTTTTCCCATGTACGAACGTTACCAACTAGTAGTACAGCAGTTTTCATATTATTTAATAATATAAGCGGTTGGAGTTTTGATATCAGTTTTGTACAGATATAGACCTTTCTCATTCATAAATCTATCAACAGCATTTGATTCTGACCAACTGTGATATGCATACTCATCAAACACAACGACACCACCTGGCACCACGCGATCCCACAGATTAATTAGTGTGTCATACGTTGGTCGATCTAGATCCAAATCAAGATAGAGTAGACTAATTCTAAATCCAGGTCGAGACTTTGCATACTCAGCAGAAGTAATACTGATATCACCAGGAACTAGTTCAAATCGACTTTCATCAAAACCGGCATTTACTATCTTTTTATGAATTCCTGCTTGCGAGAAATCACCAGATTCTGTACGAGTGAAAACTTGTTCCATCGTCACACGATCAATTTCATCTTCTAGATTCTCAACGAAACCAGGATTAAAGAAATCAAAACCGATAACTTTACGAATACTATTAGCTTCATTGAGTTGTAGAATCTTTAACCAAGCCATTAGTCCAGTGCCTTTAAAAACACCACACTCAACAATATCTCCGACTAGATGTTCAGTCATCTCGTATAACTTGAATTTATAATATAGTTTATTAAAAACATTCCGATCGTTACTAAACATGAATGTATTAAAAGCATCATACATTCCCTGATTATCATCAATTTTTGCAGTAGAATTATAAAGATTTAATTGTTGCATAATATTCACCTTAACTTTTTAACCATGAAAGAACTGGACCTTCTCGATCCGTTTGTCTATTCTCTGAAATCACACCATGATACTTATGTATCACAAAACACCGATCCGTTTCAATAAACCATGGGACTAGTCTCCAGAAGTTCAAACCACCCCATGTGTAGATATGGATCTCCATCAAATGTGCAAGACCGACAGATAAAAAATGCACAGAGAAGTCTCGGATAACATAACACGATGTAAATTTAATCTTGTAATCTGTTACATTAACACCAGGTCGATTTTTGAAATCACTTTCTTCTGTATGATTTTGATCTTCTACAAAGAAAGTAATATCATCTGAGAAAACAACTTTATCTCTTTCTGAATACTCAAAGATCTCTGCGTCAGAGATTCTCTCTTTTGCACAAATAAATGGTGCAACAAAGTAAACTGGACGATCTTCTGGCAGATGCAAAATCTCATCAAAATAGTTTTTACTCAGAACACAGTCTGATTTTAACATCAGATATCGATCTTCTGGTGCATAGTTTGCAATCATATAATCACGGATTGCAGTTACATCACCACCTAGTGATTTAGAAGTATTGTTGTCATAATTAAACACCTTAACTTCTTTGAAGTATCGTCGGAGATCATAGTCATTATACATTTCCAACAATACTTCATTTGGCAACTCGTCGGCATGAGTGTTGTAGATGTATAGTGTATCAAACATCTTATCATCGCGCATAACTTGTTTAGACATTCCATAAAACGTTGCGTTGGCATGTTCATTCATCAACGTCTTATGCGTAATAAAGAATACTACATTTTTCATTTGTGATTATCCAGGAAATAGTTTAGATCTTCTGGAGTTCCAATACCCCACATTTTATCAATATGTTTAACACGAATTTTCTTACCATCTTCAATTGCTTCATTGAAAACTGGACAAATATAGAATTCATTATTTGTTCGTATTCCTTTATGGATCATCTGTTCAGCATATTTGACGTAATCAGAACCTTTCTTCCAATAGTAGATACCAACAGTTGCATGATTAGAGATTACTTTCTTTTCCGCCACTTCAGATACAAAACCATCTTTACCAATTCTAGCATATGACCACTTAGGATGTGTTGCTTCAAATGTTAGAATTCCACCATCAATTTCATCAGCAGTAAATGCGTACATACATTCATTAGAATTCCACTCGATGAACTGATCTGAATTTGCCATCAAAAGAGGTGCATCATTATCAATGTATTCTTTTGCAAGAAGAGTTGTACAAGCAGAACCTTCTGTTAGACCATCAACAAGAACAATCTTGCAGTTTGGTGCAATCAGATTAAGCAAATACTTTAGATTATATTTGTCATGATGTTCTCTCTGCACAAGGAAGATATAGTTTGCTTCGATGTTAAGATTCTCAACAACCACTTGAATCATTGGTTTACCACGAACCTCAATCAAAGGTTTAGGAAACGTATAACCCGCTTGTGCAAATCTACTACCGGCACCCGCCATAGGGATAACAATATTCAATTTATTATCTCGCCATGGTAGAGACTTCTGTGTCTTGCCTTCAATATTGTCCATAAAATTACTAATCCTTTCCATCATATGTTGTGAATTCACTTCATTCGAATTCTCAACTGCTAGAAGATGAGCACCCGAGTCTAAAGCACCTTGTCTGCCGATATGACTATCTTCAACAATGATTGTATCTTTAGGTAATGCATTAAGTGCAGTCATGCATTTCCAGTACATTTCTGGATATGGTTTTGATCGTTTCACATCTTCATTGCTAACAAAATAATCAACATAGTCCATCAGTTCAATACTTAGTAGAGATAGTTTTACTGTCTCTCTGATTGAATTGGAAGCAACTGCAATCTTATATCCACGATTTCTTGCCATATTGAAAATGGCACTCAAGTAAAACTCTGGATTAAATTTGCGAAGCAAATCAAAAGTTGACTTCTGTTTGTCTTGCCAAACTTTGTCATATACTGACACGGGCAGACCTTTGTATTCAGTCAACATCTTTAATTTCTTGGTAGTATTAAGACCATCATAAAGACTAAGATGCTCTTGACGAGAAATTACATATTCTTCGCCTACTTTACGAAGTGCCGCATTTAATGCATCATAGTGTAGTTCTCTAGAGTCAATCAAGACTCCATCCAAATCAAAAATAATTAGTTTATTCATGCTGTTGTATTGAAGTTATTGAATAGAACAAAAGGATCATGTCCTTTCTGGTGATCAGGAATAGAGTGCAAGTGGAACAAATCTGATTCAAATAGATATGACAATAAGAATAAAGTTTGGTCATCATCGACTAAGTTTTCACCAAATAAACTAGCTTGTGATTCAAGCATTAGTTGATCTAATTTACCCCACAGATCTTGCCGTGCCACAACTTTTGCACCAAGAATGTGTACATCGTTTGATGCAACAACATCAGAGATTGGACGATCATAATCATAATCATGATATGAGAACATATGAATCTTCGACTCATCAAAATCATATTCCCATGTCTTAGATTTAGGAATCTTATCAACAGACCTACAGTAACCGAAATCAATCCAAGAAACCATCTCATTTGAGACTAGGCCATCTTCGATTGCTTTCTGTACGAAGTATGCTTTTAAATTAGTAACAAGAACATAATCTTGATTCCAGTATTCTGGGTTCTTCTTTTGAGAAGGATAAATCAATTTCTGAAATTCATCCAGTTCTTGAATTTCTTTGATCTTTTGGCGTGTCTTGGCAAACACAGTTCGTGGTTCAAAATGAACGAACTTTGTATTAGACTCTTTACCAACACGATGCTTCTTTAGTTTTTCAATGATATCAGATGTTGAGAAAACAATCAACTCATTATCAAGTTGTGCAAGATGGGAAAATCGTTGAATGTATGTATCAGTAGAACGCTCAAGGTAATGTGGAAATCCTTTATCTGCTGTCCAATCTCCACGACCAATATCGTAGAATGCAGTAACAATGCTAATTTTACTCATTATATCTCTCAGGTTGTTTTGTATGTAAAGTACTTTGGCGATGAACCAAAGTTTGTCTTGTTATTAAAAGTCAAGTTATATTTTTTAGAGAAGTAATCCATCCATTCTGGAACACGATCATACTGATGCACAATAACAAAAGGTTTATCATTCGAATTATATATGACGCCATCAATCATCTTAGGTCTTTCTTCAAGAAGATATGGACCGAACTCTTCCATTTGATCCGGTTTACTTGTGACATGAGCGTTCAATGCCCAAGCATATTTCAGAGGTATAACGTCAATAACATCTTTGAATGGACTAAAATTACAAATCATATTATACGCTGCTTGATCTGCAACCCAATCAGGACGATTCAACGACATTTGAAATAGAAAGAAACAGAGATCTTTGACTGAATGTGCTAGACCTGCAATAATTCCAACGTTTAGAACTTCTTTATCTTTAACATCTTCGTAGAAGAATTTACCAAAATTCTTGATGATGTTATCACGATTCCATGCTTCATCTTTGATTCTAATTGCTTCAGATTGTGCAATCAATTTTAACGAATCGCGTCCTTTGAGTCCTTTGTTGAAATAGTTATCCATGAACTTAGATGGATTCGATTGAAAGATTACATCACGAACATCAGTTGTGATAACGAATCGATAGTCATCAGCATGTTTGTTTAGAAAATCATATACATGAATAAATCTGAGCATATGTACTCGTAGTTTTTGCTCAGTATCGGTTACGGCAATAACATTAAATCCAGCGTCGATAATTTCTTGACACATCTCTTGTGTCGTATTGATCGCTATCAATACTTTATCGCCCTCGAAACCTGAATCGTTGATAGATTGTACCCAAGGTCTAAGAACTTGGAACTCATCATAATTGGTGAATGCACCAATAATTAAATCTTTCGCCATGGATACTCTCCGTTCATATTGTTTTTCATCACTTCATTACCACGAATGAAGAAACTGTCTTGTACAGAATCTGCCCGACTCGCTACACGATAGTTTACAGTATATAGACCACTTGTGTCAAATGTTTTTTTGTTCTGCATCATAAATGCAGAAAGAATTCTATCAACTTCTGGTTGCTCTTGTGGATGTCTTGCTCTACGATACCAATATGGTGAAAAAGCAATTGCATCGATTTTAGAAATCATGTAACAATTAACATCAATAAAGTTATCATTAATAACTGATTTCCATTTACCAAGAGATTCACAATCATCATTACAAATGAATTTACCATCTTGATCTACAATCTTTCGAAGTGAATATGCCCATTGATTGCCATCAAGAATTTGTTCAACAAGTTTTTCAACATGATTCAGTTCAAACCAATTGTCTTCATCTAGAAAACAAATAAAGTCACCTTTTGCAACGTATGACATTGCACCGTAGATCCGATGACCATTGTATTGATCTTTACCTGTTGGATATGGAAGTGTTACTATATCAGCAATTGAACGCCGAAGATAAGGCATAGCAATATGTTCTCGTTCTTTGCCATCAATCACAACAATATGTTGGATATTCTTGTATGTCTGATTACTGACTGATTGAATAACTTGACGTAATGTTGAACTACCAGTTGTTGGTGTAATCACCGTTATCAAAGGACCCATAATAAAACTCCATAATTAAACTATACCATTAAACTTAACGGCCAAATTGAAGAACTGTCCTAGTTTGTGTTCATCACCTGTTTTGTTGGTGCGAACTGAAAATTTCATTTTCAACTTCTCTGATCCGGAAGACATCAATTCTATATAGAAATCTTGTTTTGAAGAAGTTGACGGATAAGATTTTATTTTCTTAACTTTAGGAAGAAACACACCCACATCATCTTCATCAGTTAAAATTTTATAATTTGTTCCATACGCTTTTAATACAACTAAAGGAACAGCGTCATCACTTCCTACGATGGCCGCATTTAAATACTTAACAGTTTTATCGACATTCTTTTCAAATGTTTCTGTTAAATAATTTCTTATGATGTCCAAATTTTCATCATACATTTTATCATACATTCTAACATCTGATTTTTCTAATAATGCTAATTTTTCAATAACAGATTTCTTCTCTTGAGCTTTGTCGTAGTTGAATCTATCAGTAGAAAATGATTTGTATGTTTTATTCCATAATTCCAATCTAAGTTCGTTGATTTTTTTTAGATCTAGATCTTGCAGAATGGGATTAACATATGTGTTTAGTTTAGGTTCTTTACTTGTCTCTGAACCCGCTTTGAGTGAAACACCAACCATTTTACCTTTACCATAATCAATGAACAAGTCACCTTTATGTTTAGAATCAACTCCTGGTGGTTTTTGTCGATAACCCCAAAACACATTGACAATCTTTTTCTTCTTATTTTCCACGTAAAGATATTTCAAAACGCCCATCGCATTTTCCATTTTTTCATGGAATTTAGATGAGTTTGGAAATTCACTAACAAACTTTTTACCGGCTGCAATATTTTCAGCAACAACATAAACTGAAGATTGTGTATGATTTACTTGTTTTAAAAAATTATAAAAATCTTCAACTGATTTTGGATTATATCCCGCAACAAATGCTAATGCTGGTGCAAGTTCAGTAATCGTAGAATTCAAAGTTGTTTCATTCATGCCACCAGCAGCAGGTTTGAACACCAGATACGTTGTCTTTGGACCATCGATAACCGTAACTTCTGTTGAACCGGAAAGCGCATTATCTTTTTTTCGATAAAAGACTATTTTCTCTTCTTTCAGGCGTGTTTCAATTTCAGACTGCGCACCAGTTCGATCTTTAGCCTTAACAACAAAGACATCTCGCTTACTGTTACTTTTGTTACTTTTTTCGTAAGCGTAGTTGTTCAGAATTTTAAGTAGTGACATGTTATATTAAATGAGAATATTTATCTCATAATATCTATATCATGATCATTTGTCCAAACTTCAAGTTTAGTGCGAAGACGATTCTCACTTTTTAACGACTCATATCGATTGGTAGCCTTTTGTTTCCACCACTGCACAATCTTCTCAAGTTCAAACTTGTCATAGTTTTCTTTATCTTTGATGAGTGTGTCAGTCTTGCAATTAATATAATCGATGTAGTTAGAGAAACCATAGTTAGAAATATAGTATCTTTTCTTTTCAGTCAGATTCTTTGCTTTCTCGATTGTTGCATCGAATTCATCAGCCGCAGGTGTTCCTTTGAGTGCAGCCTTAGTTAAAGATATGATCGACATCGTTATCGTTAGTTTCTTACTAGAAGTCTTCTCTTCAACTAGTGGACCGACTTTAGATTGCACAAAATCACGAAGATCCGAATATGGTTTACCATGCATCATTGGTAGAAAATTAGAATCAGTCAAACCTTTGTATCTCACATAAGGCTTCATTCCATCATACTGAGATACTTGTTTTGAAGATCCATACAAACTAGTCGTTTCAAACAAACACAAATTCATATCATATTTCTCGTTGACAATTTCACGTACGGTGTGTGAACAACAAATTGCAGCGAGAAGTTTACCACCCAAGTAATTAAAACCAAAAGGTTGACTAGGAACAATAGCAAAACCCATCATTGCAGATCGATTAAATCTTTTATTCCACTCCGATTTCTGTGTAAATACTTGAGATAACATTTCGTTTCTAGGTTTACAATTAATTACAGGTGAAGCGAGTCGAATGAATCCTAGAAACTTATCTGTGTTCTTTTCTTTGATTGCAAATTCAATTCTTCGTCCAACTGGACTTGAGTTTACATGTGAAGATGTAATACTAAGTAGTGTTTGCCATTGTATGGTCGGTATCTGACAAACTTGAATATCCATATCATTTGGATGCATCGAGAAGTCTGAGAACAAGTCATCTTCTGGAGGAAACAAAGATTGAGGAATCGATGACAATGAATTGATCTTTTGATCTCTCATGTACTCATCGATCCGATCAAAATTTCCAAAGTAGTTTTGAAATGCTTTAGCGCAAACTAAACCATCTTCATGAGTCAATTTCATACTTTAAATCCAGAAAAGTCTTTCTTTTTAAATTTATTTTGTTGTGGTTGATTATCTTGTTTACCAGCATCAGCAAGTCCATCTTGCGCTGTCTGTTCTACATCATACAGTTTCATTCTCGACCTGTCAACACCAATAACAAATCTTTTGAATGCAGTTGGATCAGAATATCGATTCTTCAACTGCTTCACCATAATTTGACCAAGCGCTTCAAGTTCTTCTGATGTAATCAGCGCAAACATTAGATCCGCAGTCGCTGGCAAACCAAAACTCTCACTCGTATCCTCGAGTCCTGGGTCGGAAGAAGTAAAGCCGGATCTTGTGGTCTGAGTCGCAGATACAATTGGGACTCCGTACTCAACGGCAAGTCCTCGCAATTCTTCCGCAATAGACTTAACGTATGTATACGAGTTAATGTTGGACCCAGGCTTAATACGAGAACTGCAACAGATATTAAGATAATCAATGAAGATAATATCGGGTACAAATGACTTTTTAAGGTTGAGTTCATTTAGTAGAGTCCTAAAGTGTGTAGATGATGCTGATGCAGTAGGATACTCTTTGATGATTAGTTTACCAGTTGTCATATCTTTGACACGTTTGACTTTACGTTCATACATGTCACGAGGTAGTTCCATCAATACATCAACCGAAACATTCAATAGATTTGCATCAATCCTCTCGGCAATCTTTTCTTCGGCCATCTCAAGAGTGATATAAAGGACATTCTTACCTTGTGCCATAGCGCCAGCAGCCACATGGCACATAAACAAAGATTTACCAACTCCGGTTCCAGCAAGGGCAATATTAAGTGTCTTGGCAGGAAGACCACCCTTTGTGATTTTATTAAAGTATTCGAGGTCAAATGGAATTCGTTCCTCTTTTCGATGATAAAATTCATATCGTTCATCCGAGTTCTCCAGATAATCATGACCGACTGAATTATCAAAACTAACAGCTAGAGCGTCTGATAATATTTTGGGAATCGCACCTTTGTCGTTGGACTTGTCTTTTCCGTCCAAGATTGAAATAGACCCCAATACAGCATTGTAGATTGCTCTTTCCTGACAGAACTTTTCGGTTTTGTCAGTAAGCCATTGAACTTTGGATTCTTCATCTTTAAACGAAGCAATTTCATGTAGATACGACTTGGACTTCTCCAGTTCTTCATCCGAGAGATTTCGCCTTTCTTTGACGGCCAATTCAATCGATTCAATCGTTGGTGTAGAGTTGTAAGTTTCTGTGAACTTGTTGATTTCTTCATAAATTATCTTTTCAGTTTTATCAGTAAAGTATTCAGTCTTCAGAAATGGAAGTACCTTACGAAGATAGTCTTCATTCCTGATCAGATTCCTCAATATAACTGTCTCCAATTTCATCCTGTATTCCTTGATTTTGTTCCATGATGCTCACAAGAATGTCGCCGATCTTGTTCTTGAAGTTCAAGTCTTTCTCCAGTTGATCAGCATCAAGTGGAGTCTCAACTATATTGTACACGAACCTTAAGTATATGTCACCAGTTTCTTTGTCTTCGTCAAATTTAACTTTACCATATTGATATACAGTATCCTTAAAGATACCATTTAGAATCTTTAGATGTACTGTTGTATCTTTATCTGATGGTACAATATATGCATAATCAATGCCTTCAGTTAGCGTCTTCATATTCTTCCTCACTTTGAATCAAGTTATTATTGGAATATCGATACTTATCTTCAACAAAGTCATTAAAAGATTTCTGATCAAGAATTGGTTGCCAAAATTCTTTAGTGTCGGTATCTTTTTCACGATACTTTTTATCTTCAACTACACCGGTGTCTTTATCTACTTTTGAATACCAACCATTGGATGGTTTAATAACGTGTCCTGACTCGATAGCAAGATCAAGTAAACCAGACCACTTACTGATACCACCATCAAAAGATACAGAAACAGGTATTTTAGATTTTTCTTTAACATATCTGGATTTCTCAACATTAATAATAAAGTTATAACCTACAATTTCTGTTCCTGCTTTTTCTTGTTGGCGACCAAGAATAAAGATGTTATCAGCAGAGTAATAACTACCAGTACCACCACCAACGATATCTTTAGGATAAAGTCCAATCTCTTTGTAGGTATGATTAACTACAATCATTGGAATATCTTTCAACGTCAGATGTGGAGTAATCATTCTAAACAAAGACTTGACTGCTTTTGCACGAGTCATGTCTGCAACAGTTTTACCTTCAAGTGCATCATCAACTTCTTTCTTAGACGCAAGATTACCAATAGAATCGACAATAATGATCAACCGATCACCACGTTCCACATTAGAAATCTGTTGCATGATATCAGACTTTAATTGTTCGATATCAGTAAGAGGAGTGTGCAAAACTCGATCCATATCAATACCAAAAGAATCGAAATATGATTTCGGCGTACCAAACTCAGAATCGTAGAATAAGAGTGCTGCATCTTCGTACTTGTCCAAATAAGATTTTGCCATAAAAAGCGAAAATGCAGATTTGAAATGTTTTGATGGGCCCGCCCACATGGTCAGTCCGGGTGTCAATCCACCATTTAAACTTCCACTTAATGCCACGTTAATAATAGGGATAGACGTTGTAATCATATCCTTATCATTAAAGAACTTAGACTTCGAAAGAATAGCAGAATCTTTGATTGAACTATTCTTTTTAATTTTATCCATAATACCCATAATTTACTCCTAGTCCCAAAGGGAAATTGTTTTCTCAACTGACCAATCCATACAGTCTAGTACTATTTTAATTGGATCAATAAATGATTTTTGAAATTGTGTCTCATAGTCAATGTATCCGTCTAGATTAAACTCTGCCGGCAAACGACCAGGAAAAGAAATGACTGCCTCTTTCATTGGATTTGGCAACTTCAGATATACAAACTTAATCTTTTCACCGTCTTGAATGAGAGGATACTTCTTAGTTAGATCTTTTTCTTTTAGATGATTATTATATAGTAATGCACCCTTAACATGAATTGGTGTACCTTTCGCATAGATTGTAGTGTTACTACCATACTCACGAAGTCCATTTACACCACGAGGAAAAGAGATGTCTTCTGGAGGCAAATTATTAAAATCAATTCTAGAATTCTCAATGAACGTATGAATATCAGACTCTGTACCCTTCAACATAATATCAACTGCTTGATGCATCTTATCACGAATCGCAGCCGGTGTCGATGACTTAATCATCTCAAGACCCATGACTTTAATTTTAGGTGTTGCATATTGTACACCCTCATTATTATACACATGCATGATATAACGTTTCTTAGAAGTCCAAATTGCTTTGTCTGCCAATGCTTCACGTTTCATTTGCATCTTTTGTGCATATGCATGAACATATTCAGAAAGTTCTTGATATGATCTATCGATAAACGGTTGAATCTTATCTTCACAAACTCGATCCATAAACTCAATAACTTTATTCGGATCAGTATCCGATTTAAGGAATTTATTAACGATAGGACCAAGTCTGAGATAAATTGAATCAGTATCTGATGCAATAACATAATCATCAGATGTATTCAACATCTTATTCATGTATTGATTAAGTTTAGATTCGATCCAACGGATGGACAACTGACCCGCAGTAGTTACAGCAAGTGCAATACGAAGATCATAGAATCTAAAGTATTGACTACCCAGAGCACCATATGCAGAGTTCAATGACAACTTCTTTGCAAGTTGTAGATTGTCATAACGTGCAATTCGTTTAGAAATCTCATACTTCTTTTTTGCATCAGTTTCGACTTCATATTCTTGCTTTGCCTGAAGCATCATCTTCTTAAACTTCTTGCGATCTTCATACATCTCTTCCATCATCTTAGGTAGAAAACCTTGAATGTCTGTACGAAAGAATTGACCATTTGGTGTGATCGTTACATTATGTAAAGAAGACAGATCGATCTTTTTCTGAAGAAGAGAATCTACAGTAATACTTTGAGATGCAATCTCTCTCATTTCTGGAGTATAGTTCTCAGGTTCAATTAATGTTTCTGGTGATAGATTATATTGAATAATCAAATGTGGATACAGAGAATTCAAATCAAATGATGCAACCCAATCATGTTTACCAACTTGAGGGTCTTTGACATATGCACCTTCGAATGCCTCAGTTTTACTTTGAAACACACGTGGTGGTACAACAACATTCTTTGCAAGAAGATGATTATAAGTTAGTGCATCCCACATGCGAGTCTGTGCAAATACATCACTATAATTAGTCTTTGTATCATACGCAAGAGTCAAGGCAAGTTCAAGAAGTTTTAACTTGTCTTCCATGCGAACAATAAGTTCAACGTCTTTGATGTTGTACTCAATAAACTTTTGATGATTTTCTTTGTATAGACCATGAAGACCATCATATTCATCATACGATAGTTTACGTTCGCCAAGTTCTACACTAGCAATGTTATCGAGTTTATATGACTCTTGCGACTTACCACCAGGCGAGAACCACTTGTACAATTCAAGATAATCAAGATCAGTAATACCAATCAGTTCATATGCAGTCTGTTTTCTACCTTTGATTGTGATTTCACGCTCGGAGATCATATTCCAAGGAGACAATCTTTTTGCATGATCTTCACCGAGAATCTTTCGAATACGATTAATTAGATATGGCGTATCGAAGAAGTTAGTATTCCAACCGGTAATGATGTCTGGATAATTGGCAACCCAATCTTCAAGAAAACGTTTCAATAAAGAATACTCATCTTTGCATCGAAAGTAAGTTACACCTTCACGATCATTATTATATTCACCACAACCATAGACATACATGTTGCCATTATGATATTTCATACCAACAGCAGTCACTGGTTCAGATGCAATGTATGGATCAGGAAATCCATTCTCAGAACCAACTTCGATATCTAGGAAACAAATTACGATTCGATCTTTATCCCACTCGACAGATTTCTTATGTTGTTCACCAATGAACGCATATTCATATCGATTGTTACCATAAATGGTTTTACCCGAGACACCATCAAATTGTTTGTAGTAGTCTCGGGCTTCGTTGATAGAATCGAATCGAATCTGCTGAAGATATTCTCCGGCTAGATTTGTGTATTTGGTAATAGACTTGGACTTCTCATAGAAAGAAGGCTGATATTTTATTTTGAGTTTGACACGTTTGTTGTCAACAACACCACGATAAAATATATTATTACCAATACATTGTACGTTCGTATAAAAGTGAAAACTCATTAATTAACCAGTGATGATTTGTTTCGATGCGGTGACGATACCAGATCCAAAGATAGAGTTGTACTGACTCGTGATCTGTTCGTCTGGTTCATAAGAGTATACCACATGTGAACCGTCAATGATAGTGATAGAATCAACTTTTTGTTTTGCAAGAGAAGGAAATGGAACAAAACCAATAGATGGTTGAGATCCTGCAATCTGCGATGGTACCATACGCAATTGAACTGGATTAGATAAAATCCATTGATTATCTGATGTTTGACCAGTTTTTGCAAGAAGATCTTCACCCGTGACTAGTTTAATACCACGAACGCCTTTATCAATATTCATTTTATTTCCTTATTAAGAATTGGTGGGCCCAACAGGACTTGAACCCAGGGAAAGATACTTTGTAGGCCCCTCCGGACTTGAACCGGAACAATACAAATTATGAGTTTGCGGCACTAACCAATTATGCTAGAGGCCTACAAAGCATCCTTGTCTAATCTTCTTTATCTCTGCTTCCTTTATTAAAGTTCACTGCTCTGACCAACTGAGCTATAGGCCCGTAAGATTGGTGCGGAAGGAGGGATTCGAACCCTCAAGCCTCTCGGCGGCAGATTTTAAGTCTGCTG